GTTAATGTTGTACACTTCTTACAGTTCATTAACATAAAACTAGACCAGTTCTTTTTAGGAAATGGTTCATTTTTTGCACCTCTAAATTTAACATTTTGTTTAGGTATGTAATCATGTTTACAACACATTACAGAATACTTTGTATCTTGCATAAGTAATAGTTCTTTTATATCACCTCTAAACATCATATCACAATCCATAAAAATAGACCAACCCTTATAATCGTTTAAATATGGTACCATAAATCTACTAAAGGCAAACTCTGTAGATTGATTAGGTTGTGTTTCTCTTTTAAATTCTGGTATATTACTCAAACAAAGAGGTGTTATTGAAACTGGTTTACTGGAGTTTCTTCTAATACTCTCTGATAAAACATGATAAGCAATCTTCTCTCCCTCATCATAACCTATAAAAACATTTATCATACTCTCGCCTCTGGACTACGACCTTTTAGTTTTCTATTGCCTTTGGTGTGGTCGTAAACAACACCTAATATAGACCTAGCTTGCACATGACCTGGTTTACCATCGCCAATATTAAAGTTTTTTGTACCTCTATTTTCAAATTCTTTTCTAGTATAATCCCAAATATAACTATCGTGTTGTTCTTTTAGATTATAAATGCCATCTGAATCATATAAAAATTTCATTCTATTTGCATAAGAAATAATGTCAGGATGATTTAAATTAAAATATAAGAAACCACACTCACTATAATGATTACCTCTACCTAGATAGGTCATCATACAATCATCTCTATGAATATGTTTTTTAATCCAATCTTCATCAATTTTTTTATGAAACACGCTGTCAGCGTCAATACAAATTAAACCATCAACATCTTGTATCTTTTGTGTGATAATAGCATGTGTATATGAATATACTTTATAACTAAAACGGACACCATCTGTAAGAAACTCTTTACCTTTTTTTCTAAAATCTGATATAGGTTGTCTATGTTTGTTTCTCTCTACAAATGCTTTTAAATCTGGTAGTATTTCATCATCTTCATTGTAAACAATTAACTCAAATGGCCAATTGTATGTCTCTTGAAACCTATGAGCATAAGCTTCAAATAATTTATTATTCCAAGTTGTAATTGTTTTAATCTTCATTTTCTTCCCATATATGCTTACTTGCAAAATAAGTTCTTGTAGGTAAATCTTTATTAACAAATATTGCTTCTGAATTTACGACATTATCTAATTTAAAATGTCTATCTTCTAACCATTTTTTAATTTTAATAAAACTTGTGTTATATCTTTCATAATGTTTATCTTTTGTTTCTAATACTATGATTGGTTTACATGTTCTAATTGTGTGTTCAGCACCAAGTAATACATTCATTTCATAACCCTCAACATCTACCTTTATGAAATCAACCCTATCAAAGTAAAAACTATCTAATGTTCTTACTTTTACTGGATAATCACCTTTACTAGAAACATATGGATTGCCGGTGTTTTTATCATCTGTAGTTAGATTTACTGAACCATCTCCTTCACCTAAAGCACAACCATATAGTTTGTAATTCTTAATATCTCTAGCTGCAAGATTTTTAATTAAACATTTTTTGTTCTCTTCAACAGGTTCAAAAATAATAAGTTCTTTAAAATGATTTGCCATGTCAACAGACCACAATCCAACATGACCACCAATATCTATTGCAACTTTATTCCTACTTGCATATTTTAAAGCAAAGGATAAAGCATAGTCTCGTTGTTGTGTTTGATAGTTATAACCTCTATTTGTATTAGATTGTTCTTCTATCTTTTCTGCTATGTGTGTGTCGCTATCAGGCAACCACCACCCACGGACATTTTTCATTATCTACCTCTAATTATAACTGCTTCAGATAAACATTTATTTCTTGGTCTATTTAAAAAGACTTCGTATTTGTAATTTAAATCTTTTAGTAATAGTTCGTATTGTTTTAAACTTGTCTCATTGTCAATTAGTTTTACTTCAAACTCAATTAAAAATGCTTTGAATGGTACATCATAAGTTAAAATCTCTGTACAGAAATCATACCATACACCCTCAATATCTGCTTTAATAATATCAGGTTGTGGCATATCTTCTTCCATCATCTGTTTTAAATTTTTACATTCAACTTCAATATATGCTGGGTTTTCACCAAATTGTGGTAATGGTAATAGTGAATAACATCTCGCTAAATCATTTCTGTCATAATAGAATTTCATTGTACCAGGTGTTTTGTTATATGCGACAGGATGAAAGGTCATCTTATCTTTACCTGTAAAATTTGAGCCTTCCCACATTTTAACTGTATCTGGTGTAGGGTCATATAAATGTATATTCATATTAGGATTATCTTCTAACATAGATTGTTCCCAACCTACATCTCTATGTACACCTAATGATAATACATTTTTACTTTCTTTGACTATGTGTTCTGGTAACCAATAGTTCTTATATTGTTTAAAAGATTGAGGTTGCATATAGATACCCTCTAACCTTTTTATTTCATTTAATAGTTCTTGTTCAGTCATCAACTCTCCAATCTGTCTCAAAAGTTACATAATTTAATTGTATGCCTCTTCTTTCAACTTGTATTTGTTTTCCTTCTTCCATACCATGCCACTTATTAGGACCATGAAATATATATCCGAAGTTATGCCAAAATGGTACTGTATGTTTTAGTTCTAGGTCTTCGTCATATAAATCTGTACCTAGACTTACATTTTCGCCTGTTTCATTTACATATATTAAACTAGATATTAGTTTTTCTGGAATATCACAATGAGGTTTCAACCAAAAACCCTCTGTGTCATTTAAAACTTCTAATCTAACATATGAATCTGCAAAGTTATTTTCATTACCAACCATTTTAGCAATCAATTCTCTGATTGGTTTACTTTGTAGTTCTTTAATAAATTTTGTTAATTCTGGATATTCACTTGAATTTTCTTTAGTGATATACTCTCTTAATTTATGATTTTGTTTTTCAACACCCTCTTTATATCCTGACCTTGTGCCATCATGCAAAACACCATCTCTTTTTATACTTGCACCTCGTATCTCGGCCACTTGTGCCTGTGTTAATGCCTGACCAAAGGTAAAATATTCCCATGGCATATCTTTTCTTTCTGCTTTACTTAAGCTCTCGAATAGTTTAGTGTACATTGTTTTCTAACCAACTTATAAAATCATTAGACCATTCTTCGTAAGCATAATGATTTGGATGTTGGTCACCCTCTGCTAATTCGTATTCTACATTTGATAGTACCATATCAAACATACTATACTCTGGTTTATAGTAATATGACCAATCAATCTGTTCTTTAATTTTCTTGGTCTCCTCATTTTTAGGGTTGTGTTTAAACCCTATAGAATTATAAATGTAATATTTCAATCCTAATTCTTTTAATCTTGTTTGTATTTTTAAAATATTAAATAATACATGATAACTAGATGTTTCATTTATATGTTCACTTGTTACCTCTGCCCATTTTAAAGTGTGAAAGTAATCACCTCTGGTAGCAGGACCTTTTGTATATGCATATCTAATACATTTTTGTGCCTCACTTGTTTTACCAAATATACTAGATTTATATGCTCGTTCTTTATTATAAATTTGTTCTTCGTGACCTACGACTTGAAATCTACCTGACGGTGGCACACCAATTAAAACTATACCATCTTTCTCAAAATCATATGTGTACAATCTTCTTAATACACCATCAATACTATTACCATTTCTAGCAAGATTTACTTCTTTTCTATCAAGATATTTTGCTATGTATGTACCTGGTCCTTTATGTTCATTACATAATTTATTTCTTCTAGGCGCACAATTACCATATGCAAAACTACAACCTAAATTATACAACTTTGACATTATATTTCTCTTCAAATTTTCTGGCGTCCCAACGGTCATTTACCATAGGCATACCTTTGATGTTTAATGATGTATTCAATAACATTGGACAACCTGTTTTATCTTTCCAAGTTTTTAGTAAGTTATAAAAACCCTCGTTATCTTCTTTTGTAACTGTTTGTACTCTACTTGTGCCGTCTGCATGTATGATAGCAGGAAACTCTTTTGGATATTTACATTTACCAACAAACTGCATATATGGACTAGTTTCTTGTGGCATATCAAAATAATCGTGTACATCTTCTAATAAAATAGCAGGTGCAAAAGGTCTAAACTTTTGTCTTTTCTTTATTTCATTGACCATATCTTTTACTTCAGGTCCTCTAGGGTCGGCCAATAAACTTCTATTACCTAATGCTCTTGGTCCAAACTCTGCTCTACCATTGGCAACACCTACCATTTTATTTGTTTCTAATTCTTTTATAATACTATCTACAGGATATTCACCTCTAATATTATAACCTAAAAAAGGACCTTTCCAATTTAATCTTTGTTTTGTAACGGCAGGTATACAACCTAATGATGACCCACTATCACCTGGATTTGGCATAATCCATATGTTTCTTTTTAGATTACTATTTGCAACACAATTTAAGGCACAACCACCACTTAATACTAAATTAACTTTCTTACAATGTTTTTTTACAATTCTTTGTAATTCATCTTCATATACTTTTTGTACAGAGGCAGCTAAATCATAATCTTTTGCCCACTCTATATAATAACCTATGCCTTTGTGATTATTTCTTTTCAATAAAAAACTTTTCATATGTTCAGTAAAATTAGGTTTACCATAGGCAGCCATACCCATTGTAATATACTCTTCTTCGTTTGGTTTTAAACCTATTCTTTTTGTAACAGCAGAATATAATAAACCTAATGATATAGGATATTGTTGACGACCAATCATCTTTTCATTATCCCATATGGTCATAGTTTCCATTTCTCCGATGGCGTCTATTGTTAATGTCATTGCGTCTTTAAAAGGTGCTGTATAATATCCACCTGCCATATGAGAATGATGATGTTTAACATATTCATCAATCTTTATACCAAATTGTTTTAGATATACACTAGGTAATTCTCTATAATCAAATGCATATCTATATTGACTAGCTCTAAATTGTCGCCACTTTTTCAACCATGGTTTTTCATAATAGACAACTAAATCAAAAGGACCATAACTCATAGCCTCATCAACTATTTGTTGATTAAGATACTGGTCATTTTTTATTTTAGAATATCTTTCTGCATGAGCAGCCCATAATATATCTTGACCGTCAACAACGGCCATGGCTGCGTCATGGTTTAGACAATTTATACCTAGTATTCTCATTTGTAAATAAAAGGATCCTCATCTTTGGCTCTAAACTTTTGCCACTTTGTTTTAATCCAATTAATGAATTTTTTTACCATTTATTTTCTCCGTTTAAATGTGACCAAGCTCTACCTTTTTGCATTTCATCTAGGGTAAACTGAGCACACATTAATGATTTAACCCAATCGTTTCTTTCACCTGTATATAATGGGTCTTTTATTTGGTCTAGTTCATTTAAACCTAGACTTACAGGATATGCTGGCGAATGTTCACTACAAAAACTAGGAACACCAGCCATGACAGCATGTACGGCACACATTGAATGGAAAGATACCATAGCGTAACAATCTTTTAAATCATCACTTAATGGTGTTTCTTTTCTATCAGGTGACCAATCTTTGTCATCTTTAAATTTTTGTCTAACAACTATATCTTTTCTAGTATATCTTTTTAATTTTTTTACAATGTCTTTTTCCCATTCGATTCTATCAATACCATACCAACGAGCAGTATGATAACTAGGTGGTATTACCAATATATGTTTACCCTCATATTGCCATGGTTGAGGTGTTAGTTCATCTCTACAGTTTTGGGGTATTCTGTTCATCAATACTTCAAATCTTGTATTGACAGCTCTTGATTTTTCTATGTAATTTTTTTGAGTATTGTTTTTACAGATACGATACCATGTATCACCTGTGTCAGATTGTTTATAATCATTACTAAAGAAATAAGGTTGGTCAAAGTAATACCAATCTATGTTATCTCTCACGCAAACATCATGTACTGCCTTCGTGCCTCTAATTAAACCTTGAAATATAGCAATGTGATTTTCAGTAGGTATTTGACCGTCCCATGTAGGCCATATGAAATCTAAAAATCTTTCTGCACCTTTACCAGGGTCTTTGTTTCTCTCTACAGATTTAAAAACCTGTGGATTTAATCTAGCTGAAAATGCACTTAAAAATGGAGATGAGGCTCTTTTAGTTTCAAATTGATAAGTTTTCATAACCAACCTTTTGTATAAAATAACTATCTGCAATATCTGATAAAGGGTTACTTACCTTTTCAGTATCAAATATTTTTTTCAAATCAAGTTTAGTTTCTTTCACAAATGCCTCGTACATCATATCTTTGTCGGCGTTACCTTTTCCTGTAGCACCTTTTTTAACAACACTCGGTACAACGGTATTATATGTGTAACCTTTTTGTAAAAGTCTGTATTTGAGTATGCCACAATTTTCAGCGATTTGAAAAAGACCTTGACCTTTTGAGCCAAAAGAATAACCTTCAATGAAAATTTGAGGATTGACAAGCGAACCGATAATATCAAACACAAAGTCTGAAATATAAGTAAATCTTTGTATAGGGTCAGTCCACTCTTTATGTTCATAACCAATTATATCCTCACTCATTTGACCAGTCCACTTTTTCTTGTTAGTCAGATAAAAGAACATCAAGTTACCATTATCCAAACAAACGGCAGGACTTGTTAAACTATAATCAATTCCAA